GAGGTAAAAAAAGTTGAGGTAAAAGAGGAGGTAAAAGAAGTTGAGGTAAAAAAAGTTGAGGTAAAAAAAGTTGAGGTAAAAAAAGTTGAGGTAAAAGAAGAATGCTGTGAAGAAAAAAAATGTTGTGAAGAAAAAAACGATTGTTGTGAGGAAGACAAAAAATGTTGTATTGAAAATACATGTTGTGATGATGAAGTAGTAGATGTAACAACGCAAATGTTAGTAAAAAAGGAGGCAGAAAAAGAGATTATAGATTTAACAAAAGAGGACGATGATGATGATGAAGAAGGAATGTCTCAGGATACAAAACAACAGGTAAATACAACACTAGCGTTGGTTCTTGAATTATATCGTGCAGTAATGGGTTGTTTATTAGTAATATTTGTTCCTCAAGATTGTGATGGAGTATCATGTTCAGTAAGTGATAATATTAATAATGCGGGTAGTGGAATATCCCTAGTAGGTTTAATTTTTAATTTATTAACACTTGCATCGTTAAGTGGTATGTATTATTACGAAACAAGACGTGAATTTAAGATGATATCATATTTGGAAAGCAACTCATATAAAGCAAGAGATGCAGAGAGTGTAGAAGAAGCATTAACAAAATTATCTCCACATAGAAAGGAGAGAATATTGAAATTAAATGTAAATTATGGTAGATTTGGTTATGCTTCGTTGGCTTTATTTGGAATAAATTCAGCCGTAAGTGGAATAGTAGTATTTAATAATTTCTTAGATGCAAAGACACTTACTGTATTTTTAACGAATGTACTATTTATGAGTTCCAAGTTAGGAAATGTATATGAAATAATACATACAGAACCAAATATTTTTTATTCTGCATTTTTAACAAGAAAAGTTCAATACAACGATGTAGATCCGGATAAGGTAGAAGAAATTAAACTAGAAGTTTAAAAATTATATAATACATATAAAAACCCTATATAATATAGTTTTTATATATATGTTTGAATTAGAAAAAAGAAAAGAGAATACAAAATGGTCTGTAAAACAAATAGAAAATTTTTTTTTAAATTTTACAAATAAACGTGAATATGCAGGCTTAATTTTAGTAGGTGTTCATTATTTGGTACTAATATCCGCTATTAGTTGTCTATTTTTTGGCGAGATAAATGTTTATTATTATATATCATTAAGTTTTTATTGTTTAGTAATTTTTTTGCATTATTATTATAATGGATGTATATTAACTAGAACAGAGCGAAGTTTATTAGATGCGAAAACATGGTATGGTCCCCCAAGTATATTATTATATGGTGTAGAAGATTTTACGATGAAAAGATGTAACAGTATGGTCGCTAATATGGCAATAATTATAGTAATAAATTCAATATTTAGATTATATAATAAAAATATTAATTTATTTGTAATAATACTATTCATGACTGTATATTATCGAAACAGTTAGTTGTAAATAACTAAAAAAAATTGATTTACTTATAAATAGTTTATAACATATAAATAATGTCAGAAACAGCGATGGACTTTCTTGAAAGTTTAGATCAACACACACGCTCTATGGTAAAAAATATGATGAAGTCTATATTTAATTTGGGTGAAAATTATGTGGAATTTGTACGTGATTTTAATGATAAAAATGGTTTTCTCTTTTCAGGTGGTAAAAAGATGGATAATATAATGGATAATGAAATTGTAATAAGAGATGGACATAGTGGTTGTTCAGCATCAATCACGATGCGCAATTGTCAATACATGCTAGGAAAATATCCAATAAATGATATAGAAACAGGTTTGTATCATGAATCAAGTGATGAAGAACCAGAAACATTATTTACAAGAAATAATGAATATGATGTAGAGAGCCTGAAGACATTGAATGTAAAGTAATTGCTTTTGGACCAGGTGAAATGGATTACGCTAGTATGCGTGTTCGTTATGGATAAAATTAATAAATAAAAATTCATATAAAATAATTAAATAATACAATTGAAAAAAATTGAATTGTATTTTTTATATTAAATGATATCATCATACATGTCTATAATAACAGCTCTAGAAAATTTCATGGTTAATAAGTCAGATTATTATATGGTAGAAAATAATAAAAATAGCATAAGATATATAAAAAAATGGAGGGAACTGGAAGAAGTATCATTTAAAGAATTGTTTAATGGTGAATGTCTAGAAGTTACTGTGCCTATTGGTGATGTTCAATATTATTGTCGTTTTAGATTAAATGAAATAGATGAAGATAGAATAACAAGTTTTCTAGAAAATAAGTTACATTAAAAAATATTTATTTAATTAAAATTACAAAACAAAATCTATTACTTACCTTTTTTAATTTCCTACAATTGGCCAGTCATTCTCTGAAATAGTAGACATGGTTCTGGTGGTGTCATCATCGTTATCATGAACTTCTCCTTCCTCATCCTGAACGCGATATCCAAATTCAGGTTGTCTAAACATGACAGGATTGCACATTCTTTGTTCCTTTTTCTTGAGACGTTCGCAGTACTTAATGGTGTGTCCCTTTTTCTTGCAGTAGTTACACTTTTGAGAAAGAAGAAGAGGACAAGTAACCTTAGCACCTGGCTCTCTTGATTCGCGCACCCAGTGACTATGGAATTCCCTGGGCGATTTACCTGCATCCTCACATACTTTGCAGTGAGGTAGGGTGATAACATGAGTTGGTGGCTCAGTAAAACCCCATGTGGGTCCGTAGTATGGTTCCATAATACCATGTCCGTACGGTGCTTCAACCATGGGAGGCATATGGAGTTGGTCTTGAGTAGGATGATATACTTGCATATTAGTTCTTTGACTTCTTGTTGTTAAGTTTTATAATATTCTTAAAATATTAAAAATCAAATCAATTTTTTTTATATAAGTATGACTATTAATCAACAGAGTCAATCTCATCATCTGGGTATTCAACATCAATCTCCACGTCTTCATCTAAAATATTCATATTATTTTGACTTTCATTATTATTATTCATAGTACGTTTTAATATATTCTCCATTTCTTTAGCAATATCCATATAACCAAAATCTGTATTAGTGTTTATAGAAGCTGGAAATGCACTAAATGAATTAAATGAATTAAATGAATTCATAGAATTCATAGAATTCATAGTACCAGTAGAACCAAATCCTCCTACCCCTCTATTAGTCATTCCTAGTTCATCTTCTGAATAAACAAGTTCAACCTTAATGGGTTGTAAAGATGGACCGCATATTTGTAATAATCTAGTATTTGCTTCAACGTAATATTCTTTTTCTTTAATATTATCAAATGCCCCAATTAGACATCCTCTATAACCAGCATCAATTATACCAGTTTGATTTGCTAATCTTAACGGTGTTTTTGAAATACTGGACCTAGGATAAACATAAAACCCGCATGGTCTTTGATTAAAAAAAGCAGAACATTTAATTCCAAGATTAACTTTGGTAACACTATTACCATTAAATGTAGTAGAAGATGGAATAAATATATCAAACCCTGAATCTTCAAATGGGGCATCGTTATAAAGCTTATCGTTATGATTTGTAATATGGTCAGTATAAGTATTAACTATATCTAGGTCATTAGTATCAATAAATACTTTTAAAAACATGATATGATCCATCTATAATAATAATATATTGAATAATTCTTTAAATAATTTGATAGTAATGTTATTAACATCCAAAGTTTTTAATACTACTATTATTAACTTTGACAGGTTCTGCTGCATCATTTGTATTGCCCATAGCAGTAGTTGCACACCTTTTTGTTTTAGTTAATATATACATGCTTTGTGATACAGATGAATTAAATTGTTGACTATACATTGTGCGTACGACTCTTCTACCACCAATAAAATTGGAACAGGCGATACCAGAAGTACAACTTTTATCAACGTTAGTAATATCAGTAGGTAGAACACATGTATTAGCCGCAGCTAAGTCACTAGTATATCTCGATGACGTATCAAATAAATCATTATTGCTATCAGGTTGAACAATAGCATATGGATAACCTCTTTTAATCCATTTAAATTTACTAGATACTAAACCCTTGGTGTTAATAGTTGGTTTTTTAATAGTATTATCGTTGCTACATGTAGATAATTTACCTGAGTTATGAATATTAATAGGGTAAATCCCATATTTAGAACCATGCCCTCTTGGTCCTCCAAATCTGGTATATGGTGTCATTTTTGTTGATCTAGATAAATTAGTTTGGCCAACATATCCTTGTAATCTTCTAGTTCCTGTTAAAGAGAAAACAGTATTTTTGGATACTTGGTCAAAATATTTTGCTTCACTTTTTCTTTTAAGTGTATTAATCGACATATATTAAATATATAGATATTAATTATTTATAAATTAAAAAATTGATTTAGATTTATCATATATTATATTATATAAAAACTAACAAAACCGTATTCAAAGTACTAAAAACTAAACATGGAGTGGAAACGTGCATGCAAATTTGGTGAACTAAAAGAAGAAAATCATAATAATCGCAATAATCGTAATAATCGTAATAATCAGAATAATATAGAACATAATGAAAGAGGAAATAGATTTAATAACAATAATAATGAAAGAGGAAATAGATTTAATAACAATAATAATGAAAGAGGAAATAGATTTAATAACAATAATAATGAAAGAGGATACAGATATAGTAGACGTGAAGATGAATTTGAAAGAAAAAGAAGAGAAAGTGAACTGAAGAGAGAAGAAGAAAAAAAAAAAGAGTTAAATGAAATTAATTTTCCTGATTTGGTAGAAAAAAAAGAAAAAAAAGAATTAACAAATATTGGGTATTTGGATAAAATAAAATTGAAACATGAAGAGGAAGAAAATAGCGGAAAAATAATGTTAAGAGATAAGAAGAATTGGAGAGGAAACGTTTGGATAGGCCCTAAATTTGTAAAAGCGAATAAGTTTTCTGAAGAACATGAACAACAAATAAAAAATTATTTAAATATAGCATCTAAGAATGCAACAACTATTATTCTTCCTTTAAGAAAGACTTATTATAGTAGAAATAATGTAGATTGGTATGAAAGTTGGGAAAAAACATTTACTGAAGATGAGTTAATGAAAATGAATATTCAACTTGAAAGAGAGGTACAAGAAGATCTTAATAAACGAATGAATGAATGTTTGGAAATTTTATATCAGAAAAGAAAGGCAGAATCTGATAGACATTATGAAGAAACAGGAGAATTAGATGATTTTGCAATTGCGGAAATAGAACATGATAAATATGAGAAATGGTTAGAAGAATTTGAAAAACAATTTGAAGATGAAGAGAATGATGAGGAAGATTATGAAGATGATGAAATGGAAACAGATAATTAGTTATATTATCAAAAAAATAATAAATTTTTAAATTAGTATGGAAGATTATGAAGAGGAGACGAGTTCAATTGGAGATAATGAAAGTATAGAAGATATTTTAGATGAGGAATGGTTGAAAGAGTTTGAATTTATTGAAACAAATTATGATAAGTTTTATAACACAGATAATTATAAAATAAATATTTTTTCATTTTTTTTTCAAAATAACAAAATACATCATATCAAGAAAGAAAAATATAATTTAAGTGAAAAAAATATATTATTTGAAGAGGAATTATTGAAAATAATTAAGACCAAAACAGATAAAAACTATAAATTGGATTCAATTTTAAGACATGAATAGAATAAAATCAGTAGAACCAATACATTTTATGCCTTCAATACAAATGTTTTCAGATTTAAACACATTATATTTATTTTTTGAAAAAAAAGATCTATCAAGCTATAATACTAAAAAAATAACGTATACTCCGACAAAAAATAAAAAAACAAAGAAAAGTTATAAATAAATAAAATTGAATTGTTTATAAATAAATAAATATTTATAAACAATGAATAAATTACCTGTTGAAATACAAAACATAATATGGAATATGTATTATAAGGATATTTATAGCAATACTATAATTAAAGAAATAAATGCTATAAAAAATGATACTATTGATTTTGAAGAAAATATAGAATATATTAAAAAATTAATTAGATGCTTAAGGTTTAAACTCAATACACGTAAAATAGATGTTGAAAAAATCATTAATTTAGATAAAAAAAATAGTATATTTCTTGAAAATATAAAAACAAATTATTCTTATAAAAAACTAGGTTCGTTAATTGAACCCAGATTAAACAATTATATTCATGGTATCAAAAAACAAAATAATAATTTACAATATTTAACTGAAAATCTTTGTAAAAATGGTGAATTAAAAAATAATTTAATTAATTATTGGTTTATAAATATAATTTAAATATCATCAAAGTCAATATCTTCATCCCCCAGATTGAGTGTTTCTCCTCCAATTTCTTGCTTAGTTTCTTCTAATATTTGATTTTCAGCATCTTCATCGATATTTTCAAATATAACATCGCTGTTATCACTTTCTTTAGTAAGTGGGTTTACAATATTTTTAAATATTGACCAAGGTATATCAGGGTTTTCTTTTTTTAATTTATCAACTTCATGTTCATTATAAACTTCCAGAAGATCACAGTTTGATAATTTATCACTTTTTATAGTTTCAAATGTTCTTTCACCTGCTAAAACGTAAGTTCCCATAACTATAGTATTATCTCTTTTACCTCTTCCTCTAAATTTATTTCGAATATGAAGTAACATGGTCTTATTATATTGAGTAGTAATATGTGCCATATTATTACCTAATACCTTGGATACACATGCATATATTTCTCCATCTTCTTTTGCTTCGCGTAATACTTTACTCCCACCTTGTTGTGTAAATTTACGACCAAACTTTTTATGACCTTTACCGCCTTTTGTATTTTTCACCATTTTTATTTATAATTAAAAAACATATAATATTTAAATCAATTTTTTATATAATAAAATTATTATTATTATTTAATTCAAAATCAGAAAAGAAATCAATAAGTGTTTGTGGTATTTCAACAGAACTAGTATTTAATTTTATTAGCATTTTAGATAGAAATTCTTTAGATGTAATATCATCTAAAATTACATGACTAGGTTCAATTACTGTGCTTGATTGTTCATCTGGTTCAAGATTATATTTTTCATAGAAATCTTCAAATAAGTCATCATTTGGGAAAATTAATTTTTTCTTTTCGTTATCAAATATTGCTTTATATTCTGAAAAGCGTTCTTTCCACAAAGGACAATCTTTACAAAAATACTCCCATCTATACCATAGTTGTTTGAAAAGTTCATCTCTAGAAATAGATTGTCTGTACAAATCAAATGCACCTATTAATTCGTTATGTATAGTTATTTTTCGGTTTGTATCTAATAGTTTTCTAGGAATTACATCATAATTTGGCATATCATAATCCACATTAATTTTTTCTATTGTTCTTTTCTCGGAAATATCTTTGCAATAATTTATCATAATAAGTGAAATCAATAAATGTTTTTTATTACTATAATCAATTGATAAATCTAAAGTATTTTTCTTTTTTTTATCAAGTAAATAATTATGTATGTCAGAAAATACAATTGGCAAATCATTTTCTTTTATAGATGAAATAAAATGTGTAATGTTTTTCCAGTTAAATTTTTCTAAACTTTGAATTATCTTATGTGATACATCATTGTATTTTTCTAAAAACTTTGGTTTTTTCCCCCTGAATGCCGTAAATTTACTTTTAGCTCCATATATTTTTATTTGTTGGTGCATTAGAAATACAGGTACGCTTTTATCAAGTTTAAATAAATTTTTAATGATGTAATGTATATTTTCGATCGACTTCTCAGATTTATCTTTAGTAATTGTATCATGTATTAGTGTAATTAACGTAGGATTTGTTATATAGTAAAAGTCAAAGTATGTTTGCCATATAATATTATACACGTCTTCGTAATATTTTGAATTATATAATTCTGAAATGTATAATATTGGCTCATCTATATCAGTCTCATAAATTAACGAAATGATAAATGATACAATTAGTTCATCTTTTAAATAAAGAAATTCTGTGAACATTTTAATTATTGATTTAGAAAAAAATATGAATTCATCTTCAATTTTTTTTAAATAACCAAAAATATCTGTATATATTATTATCTCCTGATATATTATATGGCTAACGCTTGGCAATTACACGTAAAGGACACCATGGCTAAAAACCCTGGAAAATCACTTAAGGACTGTCTTCAAATGGCAAAGAAGACTTACAAGAAGACCGCTTCTGCTACTTCTGTAACAAAGAAGTCTAGAAAGGCAAAGAAGGGAACAAAGAAGGCTAGAAAGGCAAAGGGAACAAAGAAGGCTAAGAAGGGTAAGAAGGGTAAGAAGAGCAGAGGAAAGAAGTAAATAGATTTTAATTTTAGTACATTATTTAAAAAATAAATTTAATAATGTATAATTTATTAGTGAATAGATTGATAGTGTTGATTTTTGAATGTTTTCTTAATTTTAATAATAGCATCTTGATTTGAAAATCTATTTGTAGTCAAATTTTGAATTTCAGTTTCATAATTATCCTTGTTAATATCTATGAAATTGATATAAGCTGTTTTGGGACTAAAATTGATAGACAATTTTTCATTTTCAATATAGTTTTTCATTAATGTAATAAAATCCTTCGAAACGTTATATGAAGAACGCACAAATGTAGCTCGTTCTTTTACTTCATCTGTCTTTTTTCTGAAATAATATCTTGAACTTCGGTACATCTTATCATTTATATTTTCAGTATATCCAAGTCGAGAAAGGCGTTCTGATTCAGACATAATAATATCAACCATTTCGGGTGTTTCCGTCCATTTCTTCCATTCCTCCTTATATGTCTTTCTGTCGTCATGTTGATGTAACTTAGAGAAATAATCAATTTGGTCAGTTAATTCTGAATTAAACTTAAATCTGAATACTTGGGATTGAACATTATCTGTTGAGTTTTCCATTTTATTTAAAAATAATTAAACAGTATTTTTGAAATCAATTTTTTTATAAATAAAATATTAATTAAAGTGTAATTCACAAAAATTATCACCATTTATACATCTTTTTCTACATCTTTTTCCATTTTCTTCAGTATGAACACAAACTTTTTTGGACTTTTTATAAGAAAACATTCCATTTTTCAAAACATTTTTGTTTTTTCTCCAAGAACATGATGCTTCATCAAAATTAATATTTACTTCCATATTTATTTAGTATTTTAATATTTATTAATTTAAAATCATTTTTTTAAAAAATTGATATATAAAATAATTAATATTATATATCAAAATATGGAAAATAATAAAAGTATGGAAAAATACAAGAAAACTTTTACTGAAAAAGAGAAAAAAGCATATGAAATTGCACAAAATCACTTAAAATCATCATTTAATTTTAAAAAAAGTGTTGGATATATAAATTATAATCAATCTAATAAATAAATATCTTTATTATAATAATATTTATTTATTTTTTACTTTTTTTAGTTCTTCTTAATTTTTTTATTCTTCTACGTGTTCCGCCTTTTTTAACGCCTGATGTTGATTGATTTAACCCCATTAATGCAGTATGTGTTAGTCTATCCATATTTTTACTCAAATCTTGAGTTCCACTTTTTATTGCGTTACGTATATTACCAATCGGAATTTTTGCAACTTCATTATGATAACCAGCTGTTAGTAAATTAAGTATTGGATTAAATGTATTTCTAAGGTCGTTAATAACAGAAGTAATTTTCCCCAAATTTCCTGTTGATGATGCAACAAATGTTGATAAAAGACTTACTGATTTTATAAATGAAGTAAAACCTTCTGAACCAGCGGTTGCAGCTGTTCCAACATTTTCAGCAACTATAAATGCATCTCCAAGTCCTGGAACTATTCTTACTATATTTTTTCCAAATTTACTTCCTTTCTTAACAAATTTCTCTCCTGTTTCCATCATCAAATCTAATAATGAAGTAGTTAATATTTTAAGAGGGCCACCTGCAACTTTTGAAATTTCTGTTGCAAGTATGGTCAACTTTTCATTTAATTCTCTTAATACTTGTTGTCCTTCTTGGCTTTTTAAAAAAGATTCAACTGAATTCAATTTATTATTTAATATTTGTATAGTCTCGTGTATAGTTTCTTTAGATAATGGTTTGGGATTACTAGATGATATTGTTGCAAATAAATGTTCAACTCCAAATACTATTGCTCCAGCTACTAATTTTGCACTAGTAGATGCCAATTTACTTATAAAGGTTAGGTCTAAACCATCTAATTCTAATTTAACTTCTTTTTCTGATAAACTACCTCCTTTTAAAATTCTTTTTTTAATACTCCTTTTTTTATTATTTTTCATTACTTATATATTACTTCGGTTTTTAAATTCACTAAATGAAATATTTTTGGTTTTTAATTTTTTTACTGTCTCTGTATTTGTTTTTAAAAATTTAAAGTCAACTATTCTACCGCAATACTTAAAATCAATTATTTTTTCTTTATTTTCATCTATTGTTGCTCGTGACTTTGGCTTCTTTTTTCTATTATATGCCTTGGGTTTTACATATATGGATTTTACATATATGGATTTTACATTTTTTTTTGTATCATCTTCTTTTTTTTCTTCTTCTTTCCTTTCTTCATTTTTCTTCATTTTATCCTTTACAATATCATACTCTTTATTTATATCTACGTATAATGATTTACAATTAAAATTTAAAGCATATTTTCTGCAC